GAACTCCGCCAACTCCCGCACGAGGACGGATGCCGCCGGATCGACCAGCACATCATCCACCACGGCCTCGGGCTTCTGCACCTTGAGCCCGAAGAGGAGCGGGAGATACTTGTCCTTGCTCTCGCGTGTGCAGGGAAGCGCCGCGTCGCCCTCGGTCAAGTCCCATCCGTGTATGGCGTCGCTCACGGCCCGTCGGATCACGTCCGAGATGCGGGGAGGGCGCGTGCCGTCCCTGGATTCGTTGACGTAATCCTGCACCGCATCAAGCGCGATGAAGCCGACACGGAAGGTGATAGTGATCGGCTCGCCGGTCGTCTCAAGGGCGTAGGTGACTTCAGCCTCTGGCTGTAGCTTTTTTATATCCATGTTCTCCTCTTATGCGAGATAGTCCGCGCTCCGACCATTCATTAGGCTGATGGAAATAGGAAGAACGCCCGTCATCCCCGACGGCGCTGAGTCTGCAGTCACCCCGCGTAGAACGATCTTCGCCGGGATGATCTTACTGTCCGCATACTCTACGTCCTCGATGATGAGCCGTGGGAATTGGAATTTCAGATAGTAGTTATATGCCCCTTCGACAGCCGGACCGGTGATCGTAAGGTCCGCCTTCTTCTCCGTCGCAGCAATCCAGTCCGCGAAATATGCCGCATTGACGGTATCCATCCTTGGAAATTCCATTGTCAGCTTGACGGATGGTTTGTCATTTTCAACGGGCTCGACGATTGTCTGCACGCCCGCGACGTGTTCCGAGTCCATCTTCCGCTCGATCTCCAATGCGAATGATTTGGGCCGGACAATGTCGCCGTCCACGAAATCATCCCCGGTCCGTGCGTTCATCCTGAACACGGCCTGAGTGAACTTCGCCCGTGCGTGCGTGTTGCCGTCAACCGTCGTCGATGTGAAGGCCGCCGGAAGCGCAGAATCATCCACCACCTTGACACCCCGTAGATTGAAGGACGATTTGATGAGCCCAGCGTTCACGGAGAATGAACCCTTCAGAACCTTGAACGTCGGCACGGTATGAATCTTTGCACCCTTTTCTGTCGCATAAGTCCCGAAGATCCCGAAGGTCTTATTCAGCAGCACAAGGGAGTGAAGGTAATTGAGCGCGATGCCGACACCCGCAACGTCCGAGGTATAGGTGGCCGCCCCGGTATCGTCGGCCGCATCTGAGTAACCCAGGAGCGTACTGCAATCCGTCGCCTTACTTGTCCCCGAGAACCATTTCAACTCGAAGGTCCCGCCCGCCGAAATCGTGAACTTCCGGGTAGTCGCGTCATGGGTGACGGTATAGGTCAATGCTCCAACGGAGGCGTCGAGCTTTGCCTTGATCTCCGCACAGAGCGCGGTTGCCGTATATGTTCCGTTCGACAGCGTAACCTCTATTTGTGACCCGCCCTCCCCGAAGTCGAGCTTGTTGTTTGCGGCGCTCACGATGAAATACATCCCCGGCAGTCCAGCCGTCCCCATGAGCATGGCCAGCAATAAGTTCTCGCGCCCATCCCAACGGTAGTCGAAATCGAGTCCGAAGTCCGAGGGATTGATGGTCCCGACATCGAGGTTCGTCTCGAACGCGCCGTAACTCTCATCCTCCATCATCTGAACCGCCGCCTTCGGAGCGCCGGGATTAAGAGGAAGGAACCCCATCCCGGCCGCGTCGGTATCGACGGCAGTCCCCCAAGCCGTAGCCTTTTTGACCGCCGCCTTGTTTAGCCTTTTCTCAATGTCCGCCATGTTGTCCTCCCCTTATGCGACGAAGCTCGTGCTGCGAAGGTTGGTCACAAAAATTCCGATAGGCAGGAGCCCCGTCAATCCGGTCTGGGCCACATCCGCCATCGCGCCCCTGAGCACAACTTTTGCCGGGATGATCTTCGAGTCGGCGTATTCGACGTCCTCAATGATGAGATGCGGAAGCTGGATATTCAGGACGTAAGGATAAGCCCCGGCGCACGTTGGCCCGGTAACGATGATGTCAGCCTTCTTATCGGTTGCCGCCGTCCATGCCGCGAAGTATGCGGCGTTCGTCGCGTCCATGCGCGGGAACTCCATCGTGAGTTTTACGCTCGGCTTGTCATTCTCGACGGGTTCAAGAACCACCTGTTGGCCGGAGACGTGCTCCGCATCCATCTTGCGCTCAATCTCAAGGCTGAACGCCTTCGGCTTGATGACATGGCCGGAACCCAATGTCGTGCCCCCGCCCGCGAGCGTGTAATCGTTCATCCTGAACACGGCCTGCTGGAACTTGGCCCGGATGTGCGAATTGGCCGGAACGGTTGTCGATCCGAGGGTTGCCGTCGCGTCGGTAATCTCGCTCCCCCTCACGCCGAATACCGCTTTGAGCAATCCGCCGCTGGTTGAGAAGGCCGCCTTCAAGACCTTCATGGTGGGGATCGTATGAACCTGCGCCCCCTTCTCCGTCGCGTAGGATGCGAACAACCCAACCGCCGAGTTCGCCAGTGTTACCGTATGCAGGTATGCCGCCGTTCCGCCCTGGGCTTGCGGGGCCGTATCCACGCCCATAAGGAGGCCGAGCAGGATGTTCTCCAATCCGTCCCAGCGGTAATCGAAGTCCAGGCTGAAATCCGAGACCGCATAATTGCCGACGTCCAAGTTGACCTCGAACGCGGAGGCCGCTTCGTCCTCGATCATCTGGACATTCCGCTTCGGGGAGCCGGGGTTAAGCGGCAGGATGCCGTTGCCCGCGCCGTCCAGCCCCGCAACGACCGTGCCCCAGACCGTCGCCTTTTTAATAGCCGCCTTATTGAGTCTTTTTTCGATGTCACCCATGTCAAGCCTCCTTTATCGTCTTGATGAGTCTTTTCAATTTCTCGGATTTCCCCGTCGGCTTCACCTCGATGGCGAAACCGTCCCGCGTCCAGGACGATACGACCTCAAGCGGGATACCCCGCTCCGTAGTATCGATCACGTCCCCGACACGAAACAGTCCCCATTCGGTGTGCTGATCGCTATTGCTCCATGTAATCTTCATGCTTAGACCCCCATGACTCCCGCGATTGATATTCGGACCTTTTGGTCAAAGAATCCGAAGCCCTCCAGGCTCAGGTATCCGTCATCCGTTTCCGGCGAATCCTCAATCCTCACTTGCACCGCCAGGACGCCCAACGTCCCCGCCGCCCCGCTCCGCGAGTCTGCGTCAATGGCCTTGCGCACGTCCGCGATACACCGCTCCAACTTCGTGACGGTATCCGTACTATCCTTGACGATGCCCTTGACCGAGACGAGGAAGTCCTCGGTGTACTCGCTATCGTCCCCGGCCGCCCCGCTCAGCTCGACAGTCCCGCCGGATGCCGTGAATACCATGTAGGTCGGGAATGACTTGCACTCGCTCCAATGGATGAAGCGCTTGGCAACATCTCCCGGCGTATAGAAGTAGGTGTCGCCCGTTGTAATACCTTGTAATACATCGACGATGCGATCTATGATCTGAAGGCGCAAAGGCACAGCTGGGGCGGTCATAGTATCCTCACGCAAATCGCGTCATGATCCGGTGAAGCATAGATGCTCCCGTCCAAAGTCGTGACGGTGAATTGGACCGTATAGAGGACGCCCGATGTTCCCCCGGAAATCATTTGGAGGACTTGCGATCCCGATCTTTCGACATCTCCATCGAGAAGTAAACCGGCTGGTGAAACTGTCGCCGTCGCTGAAACGATGGTGTTTACCGCGTCCACGTCGGGCGGCCAGTAAATAAGGCCGATCTTAAACTTTTCGGCAAATGCTTTCTCAACGAAAAACTGCGTCATGTTCGGCCCCCTATGCTTCGCACGTTGAATATTCTTTGTCGCGGTTCCACGCTCCTAACCCCCGCCCTTCGATTCAGGACAACGTCCCAGATAACGATCTCTCCGGTCTCGTCGTACATGAAGAAAGTCGGGATATCGGCAACCGAAATGGACTCCAAGATGTCTATGGTTACCGGCTTGATCGCATCCTGGACCGCGATGGTCTGGCTTTCAGTAACCTGGACATTTTCGGTAATCGCGCCCGCAAGTTCCCCGACCTGGCCGGCCGGAACTTCCTCGGCCTGGATTGTGCTTATCGCCTCGGCAAGAACGGTTCCGACCTGTCCGGCTCGGGATTCGGTTACCGTGACGGGTTCGATGACAGCCCCGGAGACGGTGCCGGAAAGGAGCGCTTGAACCTCTCCTACCGTGATCGGCTCCGAGATCGAGATGAGCCGCGTCTCTCCCCCTAAGCCAGCGACTATAGGTGCGACCTCGACGACGCTTACCGGCTCGATGATCGCTATCTTTGCCGCCCCGACGATTCCCGTCCTGACTTCGGCGATTGAGACCGGTTCGGTAATCGATGCCTTCGGTCCTTCTGCAATAAGTGTCCGTGCCTCTCCGACGGCCACCCCTTCGCTAATGGAAGGCTTTGGCCCCTCTACAATAAGCGCTTGGGCTTCCGTGACCGTTGCGGGTTCGCTGATCGACTTAACCAGCGCTCCCGAGACTAGTGTCTGTGTCTCTCCTGTCGCTATGGATTCACTGATTGACTTGACAAGTGTCCCGGAGATCAGGGTTTGCGATTCGCCGATTGTCACCGGCTCAGTTATCGCCTTGAGGAGCGCTCCGGCAATTAAGGTCTGGACTTCGCCGACAGTTATGGGCTCGCTGATTGACTTAGCAAGTCCGCCAACGATCTCCGTCGGAACCTCGGCAACGCCGATCGGTTCCGAGATCGAGATTAAGCGTGTCGGCTCGGCCTCGCGTTCAACCGTCGGTATTTCGGTTACTGTGACCGGCTCCGTGATAGCCGCGATGAGCGTAGAGGCTTTTCCCGTTGCGGTTTCCCCGGTGGTGACGGGTTCGGTGATGCCGATAATCGGCGGGCCGACACCGAGTGTCCGTGCCTCCCCAACCGCGATAGCCTCGATGATTGCGGTATTTGGAATTATTCCGCCGATGGTCTGCGATTCCCCTACCGTAACACCGTGGACGGCAGATAGAGTTATGGTGTCAAGGACGAGGGTCCGCGCCTCTCCAACCGTACAGGGTTCCGTAATGGAAATGGCCAGGGGAGCCAGGGAGACGGTCGGTGGGGACTCCGTGGCGGTGATGGTCTCGACTATTGCCGCCTGTCTGTAGATTTGCGGCGTTACGACCTCGCCAACCCCGACGGCAAGCGCCAGAGACAAGGCCAGCGTTCCGAGCAACCCGACGCTCGCCTCGCCCGTCGTAATGGTTTCGCTGACGCTTATGTTCCGGTCGGTGGAGGTTTCGTATTTCTTCAGGGAAACGTCGTCGATATATATCGACTGGGA